ATGTACGTGCGCCCCACGGCTAGCTGCCATCAGCCCGTAGGTGCCGACGTTCGCACCGATGTCCCAGAACACGTCGCCCTCCTGCACGTACTCGTCTATCCACGCGGTCGTCTCAGGCTCCTTCGCTGCCGAGTTGACGCGAAACTTACGCTCCCACAGCGTGTCTACGTGGATTCGGATGTCAGCCTTCGTGTAGTCGAGCAGTTCAACGGGCATCGTTCAGCCGCCTCTCTTCTTCTTCCGTGGCAAGGATGTCCACCCACGCCACTTGCTCGCCCTCTCCGGTAGTGTGAGCGACGTGCATACCGACGAGCATGTCACGGAACCTCTCAGGAACCGTGCCTTCGTCGGACTCTGTCAGGTCGGCAGATGAGATCACCCCCCATTCCATAACTTGCCGGTTCCACTTCAGATACTTCATGGAAGTTCCACCAGTACCCGCTGGTCATATTGCGACGGGTGGTGCGAACGGTAATGTTCAAAAACGAGGACTCTAACCGGAACGCTCTGCACATATTTGTCTGAAAGAAACATCTTGCACGGAAACCACGTTCCGCGATGGTCATGAACCCGTATAGGCAAGCAGTCCGGCGCAACTGACATAACAGCATCAATCATTCCGGCAAGACCATCGCGTTCTCGGCAGTGAAGTTCTTGTCTACGAACGGCATCTCGTGGTCGATAGCGTATAGAGGCGCACGCAGCAACTCCGACATCGGAGCGCGCACGACATCAACACCCGCACCCTTGAGCCGCCCAAGCCAATACTCAACGCACGGCTTCTGAAGCGAATACTCGGTGCCGACAGCCATCTCGATGCCAGCCATGTGCATCTCGTCTACCGTGTCACCGTTAAGGTGCTCGTAGAGCGCAAGGGCCAGCATGTATGCAGAGGTTGACGTGAGATACAGGCGTTTACTGGGAGGGAGAGAAGGCAGCAGAGAGCCGGTAGATGTCATCTCAACGACCTCCGGGGGAGTCTCGCCTAGCATCGCCGTGATCTCATCGAACGGGTACTTCACGGAAGACGGAACCCGCTCGTCCACTTCTTTCATGTAGACGGGGATCTCTAGTCTCCCAAGTATCTCGACATGCTCGGGCCGACGCCCGTAGAAGTCCGGCTCAAACTCGCCCAATTCAAGGACTTCGGCTTTACGCCAGTCCCGAGGGTGTATCTGAAACCAGCGATTGCCACGCTTCTGAACGATGTATGACTCGTTCTGGCCCCACATCTCCACATCGGAGGGAAGGGACTCGGCGTACCACGCGGTCTTGGTCGCTTGTCCGACCAGGCAAATCTTTCTACCCATCAGTGCTCCAATCCTGATTGGTGCGGGAAGCGAGGCCGGAACCCCGCTTCCCGCAGTTTACCACTTAACTAAGCGTGAGCTTAATAAAGTTGGTCTTGTCCGCTCCTGCACCGGCGTCAACAGACTGCCCGATTTCGATCTCGGGAATGTCGTTGAGCGCAGATGTTCGTGCGTTCAGGTGTCCAGCAGAAGTCGCTCCGAAGATCAACCCGGTGTTGACTGCTGGGGCAACGTCGGTGTTAGCCAACGCCCAGCCGCTCTCCTGAACCCAGTAGAACTCACTGGCAGCTACCGCCGTCTGCACCACCCCAATAATCGGGCCGGTGATAGTCGTCGGCGCAACGATGGTGTCCTTATACGGGGAAGGACGGATGCCGACCTTCGTAGTACCGGAGGTCATCGCATCTCGAATGATGTCGTTGTCACCAAACGAGAATGTCACAGGGCCAGCAGCGGTCGAAGACCGTGCCGTGTGTGACTCGATTGCGAACATGGCCTGACCCGGTGACGTGTCTACCGTCACGTAGCCGTCCTTGTAGTAGTTCGCAGTCGCTCCACCAAGGTCACCTGACGCAGCGGCAAGCTGAATCGTGAGCGTGGTTACGCCTGTAGCCGTTGCGTTAACAACGTCCAGCGCAGCGTCTAGGGACGAGTTGGCAGCAACACCTTGGACAAGCACGCCTGCCTCAAGTGCTACTGCGCCGTTCTCGGCCCACCTGAACACTCGACCATCCGGGGTAACACCCCTAACGCCAAGTGCTCGTCCGTGGGAGTCAGTCGAAGTGACCTTCTCGCCACCGTTATTCAGTCCTATGGTTACTGGGAAACTCATCTGTTTCTCCTAAAGGTTGTCTGACACCCGTCTCTTAAACGGGTACACCAATCGGTGTGTCAGTATTGGCGTACCACTCGATGTGAGCAGATTCACCCTGTTTTAACTGCGATTCGATGTGCTTCCTGTAAGCCTGACCCTGCTGTTTTATCGACAACGGCTTTCCGGGTTTAACAGTCCGAGGACCGGTAACCTTTGGAACCTCTCTGTGGCAAACAGGGCAGCTATCAGGAATTGGACCGTCAGGCAGCTTGGTAGCCACGGGCGGTGCGGGTTCAGGTAGAGCAGAGGGGGTAACCGTCGGCTCCGTTGGAGCACCCACCTCCGCAACCGCCCGAGACTCTTCAGTTAGTGCAGGAGCCGTAGCCCCCACTTCCGCTTGCTCTGCTTCCGCCAACACCGCCCGCATCTCTGCGACCGACATCTCTCGGAACGGAGTCGAGTCCTCAACCTGCCTTGTCACCGAAGCACCAATGGCAACCTCGGGTGACATCTGGGTCGGGGTCTTCTCCACATCAGCAAGCGGCTCTTGGCGACAGTGCTCACAGCCCTGCTTGGAATCGCCATGCTTCAGAGCGTTCGCTCCCGTAGCGAGTGTTTCCACCCATGCGGCAGTAAACGTGTGATCCATGCACTCTTCCACAGGCCATGCGTACCAGTTGAGTTTCAAGCCCTTCTCGTAGAGATAGTTCTCAGCGAAAGAGCCTTCAGCCGCAACCCCAAGTTCGCGCTCAGGATTGTGGTTATACAACTTGACCTTGCCGGGGGTTGTGTCGATGTAACTCCCGCCGCCCTGGAACGAACTACGAAGCAGTTCACCCGTGGACCGCGTGGGTTCCCATTTGCCATAACCCGAGGCAAGAGACATAGCCTTTTTGTTAAGGGTCTGTAGTGCTGTCGCCATTGGTTGCTCCTAACCAGTTGAGGACGGTGCAGTGGCGTCGTAGAGAAGCGGTGCGCCACGCGCATCGTCAAGCTCAAAGACTCCGTAGTCTGCTACCCAGTTGATCTCCCAAGCACGAAGCGAAGCGTCACGCTCCTTCTCCTGCCCGAACCCATCTGACTCAAGCGCAACAAGCGCACCCTTCTCAGCGATGACGCCGGTAGCGTCGCCCGAAGAGTCGATAGTGATGTTACTTGACTCAAGCAGGTTTACGTTGTCGTAGCGAATCTTGAAGAAGTCCGCCAAGGCTCGCTCTTCACGCTTGTCGTTCACACGCATCGCCGTCCCGGAACCGATAGCGGAAGCGGACTTGGTTACGTTGAACACAGCGTTCGGGTGTTCGACGGCGTAGGTCGGGTGGAACGGCTCAGTCTGTCCACGAGCCGCTGCAATCGCACCGGCAAACGCGCCAAGGTTCATCGTTGAACCTGCGGAACCAAATGCGGTTCCACCGTTCAGGCCGCTATAAAGAGCCTGTACGTCGGTGTCCTGCTTGCGAGCAAAGCCATCACCGGCCTGTTTGCCGATCATGGTGAAGATGCCCGTGGTGCCGTTCTGTCGAACAAGTACGTCGGTAACGATGATCTTCGCACCTACTTCACCCGAAGTAAGAACGACGTTGGTCATCCCGATAGACTGCTCGTCGGTCATGTCCTCGCCGTCAACGAGGTCTTCGAAGGTGAACTTGCCGACCTTCGGCATGACCTTCTCTTTGTGGCCCTTTTCGAGCCGTTCGTGCTGGATCGCTGCATACGACGGGGCATTAGCCTCCGCTGTGTGCCGCGCCGCACCGATCATGGTGCCCTGCGCTCGTGCTAGAGAAGCAGATCCACCGGTTACTGCGGTTTCTGGCATTGAACTCTCCTTGGAGTCCTAAGCCCGCTTAGTACCGTCTGTTCTGGAACGCTATGTCTTCCTCAGTCCAGTCAGCCGGGTTCTTTGCATTGATTGCAGATTCGCGGGCGTCATCATCGAGCGGAGGAGCTTCGGACTCGCCGGTCTCCAATCGCCCTACCGATCCCGCAGGGACTTTCGATTCAACCCTCGGTGCAGCAGCCCTAGCCGCTGGCTGTGCCAGCCGCCTCGCAAGCGTCTCCATCTGTTCAGGACTACCAGCAGTCTCAAGTAAGGGCCGATCTGCATCTGCGACGTTATGAAGCGTTGCGAAGTGCTGGATCGTGGATGCCTTTGCCTGAGATTCGTTCTGCTGTCCTGATTGCAGGAGTGCTTGCCTAAGCTGTACGTTCTCGCTCTTGGCGTAAAGGCCATCTCTTAACTCTTGGATAGTCGAGGGGTCACGGGCGATACGCGCCGCTTCCTCTGCACCGTACGTGGGAGTTAAGTTCGCTTCTACTCTTTGTGCAAGAGCCTCTACCTGCTGATCGACCTGAGACGCCGCCGACTGCTGTTCGAGAGCGGCAAGCCGCTGCTCTGCTTGAGCCTGTTGCGTCCGATAAGCCGATTCACGCTTGGACCACTCATCTTGAGTAAAGGTCCGTGCCGCAGGTTCTTCCGGTTGAACTTCTGTCTCTACGGGTTGTGCCGATTCCTGAATAGGTTCGGGCGTCTCGACACTCGGCTCCGCCGCTACCGCTTCCGGCTCAGGGGTCGCTTCAGGCTCGGGAGCAGCCGCAGGATCAACGGCTAAGGCACCGTCTTCCGACATCGCAGCATCAGTTGCCGCAACTTCCTCGGGAGATGTGGTGGCCTCAACGCTACTGATCGCGCTGGCTATCTCAGCCTCAAGGGAACCCGGCTCCGGGACCGCAGGGGTTGATTCGGTGTTTTGAGTCGTCAAGGTAAGCTCCTTTTACCGTTACGAATAGACAAAGTGTAGCACCTAGGGAGCAAGAGATGCCTCTTGCAGTGTCCGTGTGCGTGATGGTCCTCCACGAGGAACACGGAAGAAGTCTGGTTCTGCATCTATCAAGCCGTAGAGGAACGACCGCCCCTCTCTAGTTTTCTCCAAGTTACCGAGAATACGTGTCTGTTGGAACGGAGGTGCTGAATCGAAATTATCGTTACCAAGCGCACGAGCCTCATCGTCCATCCGATCACGGAACGACAGTTGCGAAGACTTAGCTCCGAAGACTTCACCGACTAGCGTTGCTCCACCACCGGCTACATCGCCGCCTGCGATCTGACCGATGGCTGACGGAAGCTCTTCGGTAGCGAATGGCGTCATGCTCTCAAGCATGAACCCTAGTTTCTGCGCGGGTGATTTTGTACTCCGCCCGATAAAGTCTTCTTCACCAAATAGAACATTGGCAGCAAAGTTCGTAGCAAATGATCCCTGGGCCTCAATCGCCCGACCGGGATTCCCTGTTGCTACGTTTGCAATCGCACCGGCCAATGAGTCCCATGTTCCAAGTAATGACCAGTCCCTTCCGAACGCTCGCACACGCAAGAAGTTAGAGTTCTTCTTACCATCCACAAAGAACCTGTAGTCAGTATCGCGTCCTTGCGCTCTGTTCGCCGCCTCAGTTAACAGCACAGCCCCGCCGATTAACTTCAGCATGGACCGTCGGGCGTTACGCTGGTCAATTGTGGCTCTGCGTCCGGGGGCAAGATCCTGTGCGCTAGCAAACGCTTTCCCAAGAGTGTTTAGACGTGATTGGAGGAACCGAGGAGCAAAGAGAAGGAGGTCGCCCACTGAACTGAATGATCTGCCGTCAGCCCAACCTGTCATGTTGTTAGCGATATTGGCAATCCGGTCTAGGTCACCAGAAGATCGTATTTCATCCAGTGACCGCCCCGACTTCATCTCGTCTCGTAGCATGTCATCGGCCCATGACAATCGCATGGAGTCACCGAACGCAGCAAAGGCGCGGTTTGCATGTCGAATACCCGGAAGTTTACCCAGTCCACCTAATGCGCCTTGCCCAACCGTGAACTCGTTCTGACCCGCCCCGCCAAAGCGAAGATTATAGTTCGTCCACTCGGTTGAACTCAGTCTGCCGTTCTCAGCCGCACGGAAGTCGAAGTCGTCCACGAACTTCGCAAGGACATCCTCGTTCCCCCATGCTTTTATGTTCGTGCTTAAAGCGCGTCCGTACGCCTTCTGGTCGTCAGCGAGTCCAACAAGTCCTTGGATACCTGGAGCCGAGTTGTCGAGCGTAGCGTTAATGCCACGGAACAGGTTGTTCGTTGCGTTGAGAACCCGAATCCCTTCGCCGGGGTCAAGTAGTTTGTTCACTTCGTTAGCAAACGCCTGTGGAAAAGCGCGCCCGTTCAGCGAAGAGAGTTGTTGAATAGAACCACGTTCAAGTCCTGCCCCGCGAGTCGCGTTAACCGCATTACGGTACTCAGGACGTAATGCCCGAACAAGTGTTTTGGTCTGATCGAGTAAGACCTGCATCTCTCGGGCGTTCGCTCCTTGAAGGGTTCCACGAGTAATGCGAATACTCTCAAGAGCTTCAGCTAACGAGGTGAAGTCATCAGCGTTCTCCGCTGCAAAGTTCGGGTCGTCAATGAACCGAGCGAGGACTTCGTTCTGCCGCGCATTAAGCCTGCCAAGTCCGCCCTTGAGTCGAGCAACTGATGCCTGTGCGTTAGACATCCGGGTGCTTATCTCAGGGAATTGTCGTAGCAATCTGTCGCGTGGCGTCTCACCAAGAAGGCGACCCTGCTCGTCCTTCAGTTGCTTGAAGAAAGCGGAGACATGTTCATCCGCAATCCTACGTCCTGCATGTCGTACGAGATCGCCCGTGGCTTCCCACGGCGGAACATATATTGCTCCTTCAGAAATCCCCTGCGCCCCTGAATCAAATCGTGCAGCACGTTCAAACCCTGCCTTGCCACCTCCTCGTCCGCTACGGAACGAAGCCGGGGCATCTAGTCCTTCTTTTGTAGCGTTGCCACGAGGAAGATAGAAACCGCCTTCCATGATGTCATTCCGTTGAGCAACGTCGATTCCTACTTCCTCCAGTGCCTTCTGCATCGGGGCAAGTTCTTCAGCCAGATTCGTAAGAACTGTGCGCTGTGCTTGGGATAAGCGGGGAAGGAATAGAGGAAGGCGAGCCGCTACGTCGGAAAGCGTCGGCGCACCGGGGAGTGTTGGGTCAATCCCTTGAAGGCTCGGGATAGCGAAGTCGTCGTTGAGTTGGAACGCACCACGTATCGCCCGTCGATTACGTTCCGTAGCAAGGTTACCGCGGGAGTCAGAAGTTCTGATAATCCGCCTGTGTTCGTCTATGGCAATGCGTGCTTCCGGGATCTGTTCGAACTGCTCGCCTATCGCTTGCCCTGCACGGCGCACTGGCTGCGGGCCTTTGCCAAGTGTTGCTTCCGAGAGACGTGTGATTTTGTTGCCTGTAAACTCTTCGGCTCGAATCGGACGCACTTCAAACGCAGCGTTCCCTGTGGGTGTACGGGTCGGAACCTCTGCTACTTCGTCCGCCTGCCGCGCCGCCTGCTCCGCACCCTCGCCAGCCACGCCACGAGCGGGTGGTGTTGCGTCTATTACCTTAGAGATATCTCCGATCTGTCGCCCTGTTCCTTGTCTTAGACTTCCTGTTGCAACGCCTTCGATTGCGAATATGTCGTCCTCGTGAAGTCCAAGTCGCTTGCCTTCCGCAACAAGGTCGCCGGTGATCTGAAAATCCATGATCTCTCGTTCGGTATAACCACGAGCGACTGAGAACGACCGCCAATCACCGCTTATCTGAGCCGCATCAAATGCTGCTTGTTCTGCTGGCGTGAACGGCGTGAACTTTTCAGCCGCGCCACTTCGACGCGCTGCTGCCTCGAACCTCGTCTGCCATGCGTCAACTGCCGCATCGTTTATCGGTCGCAGTCCCTCGCCAGCCACGTCGTCCGTTGCTGCGAAGACCTGCGCGCGCGGGCGGATGGCGTCGAGCGTCGTCGGGTCTGCGGCTGCCTGTACAGCGCGCTGCCCACCGCGGAACGCACCAACGCCACCTACTGCTCCTAGAAGACCACCGGCAATATTTGCAGCGACCTGTGCTACGGGATTATCGGGAGCGCGTTTGGCAAGTTCTTGACTGCCGAGAACTGCCCCAAGTCCTGCGGCTGTCTCTGCGGCAAGGCGTGTACCTAGCCCTCCGCTAACGATAGGAGCAGCAGCAGCCCTAATAATGGGACTGGCAGTATTGTGGACAATCGCTGGTCCTACACCTGCGGTAGCCGCTGTTAAGGCAAGATCCCCGAACGACGTGAGTTGCGTTCCTGCTTCAGCTACGCGGCGTGCGCCTAGCGTTTCAGGAACGAAGCGAACATCTTCTCGTTGAACGTTCGGATCTGTTAACGCACTGAAACTCTCACCCAATGATGGTTCATCGGCAAATGGGACTCTTCCTGAAAGCAACGACCCCGCGACTCCGGGTACGCCACCAAGTCCAGATGCAAGAGTTAGAGCGTTCTGAGTGAAGTCTTTACCAATCCCGCCAAGTCGTTTGAGTACGGTTTCATCAACAGAATCCGGTCGGTCACGCGACTCTTGTGCAGCACGCATACCCGACTGCCGTATCGGAGAAGGCGAGCCGGTCTCCGCCTCGAACTGTGCCGACGACTGCCCGATGAACGAGGCAAATGTCTCGGGGTCAGCAATACTTACGCCGTTCGTGAACCCTGCGGCCTGCCCGATCTGGTCAGCCGTCTCTTCCGCAAACGCAGCGAACTGCTCCGGGTCGCGCTGAACGAACTCGGCGAACGGGCCGAGGTTCTGCTGGATCGTGCGAAGACGACGACGGGCTGCGATTGCCTCGTCGCTGAAGGGGTCGTGTGTTGGCGTGTGCGGCATACGTTAGAAGCCGAAGTTAGCGCGAGATGTAAGTCCAGGGGTTGATTGCTCAGGCAGGCGTGCTAGTCCGCGTGTCAGATTGAAGTCGTTCTGAACAAAATCCGTAAATGAGGACGGCTTCTGCCCGCGCTGAAGTTGCCCACCGATTTGTGTCAAGAACTGATTGAAGGACGGGACAAAGAGGTTCTCTGAAATCCTGCGCTTGTCGCTTTCTCCGATCCCCTGCGGAACCGCAGCCCCAAAGAGCAATCGGCGACCGAGGTCTGTTTCCTCAAAGAACCCGCCCAGTTGCCCGAAGTCGAACCCCTGCATAGTCATTTAGAAGCCGCCCCCAGAGTTACCAAAGAAGGAATGCGATCCGCCTGGTTGCAGGCCAAGTCGCTGTTGCACGAACGGCAAGAAGCCTGACTCCGCTGTTGGATTGGCTGTCTGGAATTGTTCAATCAACCGTGGCGCAACATCAGCCCCGAAGAGAATCGACGCTGTTGCTGGACTCAAACGAGAAGCAACGGCCTGTCGCCCAAGGTTGTTAATTACTGAACCCGCGGCTGCTTGTCCTGCTCCCGAAGTGAGGTCAGGTCGAACAAGAGGTGAGAGTAGAGGGTCAATCTCACCGGTCGGTGCGCCTGTGAGATTCAACAAGTTATTGAAAGCTGACGTAGCTTGCTGACGCACACCTTGAAGTGCTCCACCTGTGCCACCTTGAAGCCCTGATATGAAATCCCCAAAGGTTGATTGTGGAGCGACATCGCCTGCCGCTTGGTTCACTCCAAATGCGAGTCGGGCAGGGTCGAATTGACTGCGGAAGAGATTCCCCGAAGTCCCCTCTACATCAATCCCGCGTGCTGCTAGAGCACGATTGAACGCTCCGCGCAGGAAGACCGCCTCTTCGTCTGACCCAAGCGGCGTGTCTACACCGCCACGAAACCCTGTGTCGCCGCTACCATCGAACCCGCCACTAGGATCTGTTGATGGCGATCCTGTAACGGCACCTGAAAGAAAGTCACTTGGCGAAACTACGTTCCCAAATCGGTCGCTAAAGTTTCCCGCAGCGTCAATCTTCAAAGAGTTAGGCGAGTCTGCACCCGTTGATCCAAGACCTACTGGCTGAAAACTGGCTCCAAAAATGCTGCGAAGACGCTTAATTGCTCCTTCAATATCAGCCCCACTGATTCCTAAGAGATCAAGCGCACGCTGCGTTCCGTCAGGAGCCTGGAATGTAAATACTGCCATGTCTTACCTCTAGTTCGGGACTAACCCGATGGCTGCTAGCCGTTGCGCCTGCTCGCCTTGAGCACCGGGACGCGGTGCCGTCGTGTTCGCTCCCGCTTCGGGAGACGGTGTGTTCCCAACGCCCGTGACCTCAGCCACGCCCGGTGCTCCAGTAGCCGGGTTGCCGAGACCGCCGGTCGCAATCTGCTGCTGACCTGCGCCTTGCGGCTGTGCCGGGTCGCCCGCTCCGTTAGCGACGCCGAGACCTTGGGCCATCTGCATAAGTTGCTGGATCTGTACGTTCGTCTGAAGTGTTTGCTGAAGTGCGGTCAACTGAACTTGGTCGAACATAATTGATTGTAACTGCTCGTCACCACTCTCTTCTGCGGCACGATGTAGCTTCAATATCTGACCCAGCGGAGTTGCCTGCCACGCAAGCGTCTGGTCGTTCTGGCGAGTTACGAAGCCAGGATCAGGCATGTTCAGTATCTCTTCCCGCACGAAGTCGAGGTCACCAAGCGGCTCGCCAAACGCCGTCTGCTGGGATGCGATCTGAGCGATAGCCCACCGCTGCTGCTCGTCCTGCGGAAGTGCAAGGCGCATCTCGACCTGAAGCCGCTGACGATCCTTGATGGCTTCCGGCTGGATGTTCTGCTGGAAGCGTTGGCCGCGGAAGTCACGACCGATAACCTCTACTTCACGGTACTCGCCCGTGTCGTACTGAAGAAGCATGGTCTCAAGGCAATACTCCGTCGCCTCTGCCATAGCGTTCATCCGAGGGATGACCTTCTGCTCGATGTTCAAACCGAGTTGCCTGAGAGCGACCGAGGACAGCGGGGTGTCGAGGATGCCGATGGCCTGTGGGGGCAAGCCGCCGCCGAGTTCGTCGGTGCGGACAATCTGGTTGATAAGGCTTGATGCGTTGTTCAGATCCGCCGTAATCATACGTTCGACAGATTCGTCGTTTGCCGTCGATAAAGGAATGGACGATCCAGGTTCGTTTGCCCCTTCGTCTAACTCGGCCTCACCGTCGATAGACTTCGTGATAATCGGTGGGTCTGCGGCTTGGTGCGCCATGTGGTTAGCGTAGGAGCCGAGCCGGTTCTTCGTATCCCACACGCCACGGTTCTCCGCAAAGATAGACGAGCCTTCCTGAAGGAACGGCTGATCCTCTTTCTCGGTTGGAGAGAGCGGCATGGTCGCATCAGTAGCGACAACTGCTACAGGGAAGCGAGGCGTGAACAACTCTTCAGGCTTACGCGCCCACTTACCAGTTGTAAGCACCCCGTTCCAGTAGGTGAAGGGCATACTCTCTGCGTCGTCGGGGTCGAAGTCGGGGTTCTTCCGTCGGTAGTAAACGTCGAAAGCACTTTCATGCTCGTTGAAGTCGTTCCCGCCGTCTTCCATCTCGTCCTGAAACTTGAACCCTGTAAACCTGCGACGTAGTTCCCGACGCGACTGTATCTTCCGCACTGCTACCCACTCAGGTTCATCTGCGCCAAATCGAACTGCTGTATGACGCGGGTCGAACGGAAGTAGGTCAGGCACGGTATCGCCGCGTTCGTCCTTTAAGAGAAGTCCTCTAAGGAAGATACGGCCTGTGCGAACGGTGCTGGCCCATGCAAGCTGGTTCTTCGACTTGCCCTGTCCCCTGCGAACAAGACGTTTATCTGCAATATCGCGGAAGCCGATAGCTAGCCGCTCGGCGTCGGAGTTGGCGCGTTCATGCTCTTCCTTCTCTGTCGTATACGGGATACGAATCAGTTCGCGGGTGGACTCAAGGAAAGCGATGATCTTGCCCGCGAGCACGCGCGGGTTGTTAGTGGTGTACGCATCTTCAGGTGCGATCACACCGTCTGTGTCTTGATCTATGACGTAGGTCTTCAAGCTCCAACGGTCGAAATCCTCGTCCATCAAGTCATATAGCGGCTGGATCTGCGAGAACTCTTGCTCAATCGCTTTATTCAGCCGTTGTGCTTCTGCGTTAGCGGTTTTCGTTTGCGCACCACGCTGTTGCGGAGTGGTTTCAGTGGTCAAACTGTAATCCGATCCCGTCTGCGCCGACGGCGGGTGCTCACTTTAATCTTACGCCTTGCTGTTCCCGCTGTCGCAAAGCCGAACTGATGCACCATAAGATACACCAACGCCTTTACTGCGTGGTTGAAGCGGTCTCTGGGCCTGTCACCGATGCGGTCTCCAGCTTGACTCATGTTCCACGAGTAGACCTGTGTCTGTCCGGTAAATGGGTTCTCTGCTCCACCAAGTTCAGATAGGACTCCAGGGCAACCAGAATCGAAAACGATACCGGGGATTCTTTTGATCGAATCCATAGCGAGGAATGAGTCGAACCTGCGGATTCCTGCCGGGATCTCGATAATCTTCGGGCGGAACATGGGCGAAATTCCAACGACTTTCCTCCATACCTCTACGCTCGGCGGGTGTGCGCCTGCGCGCTGATTGCCTGCCCTATCTATAACGGCAAACTTGATGTCCTTGAACCACGGTTTCTTCATCAGGATGTCTCGGAGGATGTCTTCCTCGTACATCTCCTGCTTGTAGATCTCGTCAAAGACACGGATCTGCCCGTCGATGATGTGGCAGGCTTCGATTGCGTAAGCGGATTGTGTAGCGGCAGAGATGCCGGGGTCGATTGCGAGGTACACATCCTCGCCCGGTAAGTAACTAACTTTCTGTACGTGGGTGGGTATCGAGAAGCCGGGGTGCACCAGCCCATGCGGGGGCGCGGGCACGCCCATGTGCCGTTCGTTGAAGTGGTCTTCCGACATCTGGCCTTTGAGACGGAGTATTTCCGGGTCTTCTGCGCCGAGCGGGTAGACGACTGTGTTCAGTTGGGATGCCATCGACCATGATCTTGAATCTTCGGTAGACCAGATATGCTCGGGTTGCCATTCCTTCCACAAGGATGCGTACCAACCCAGCGAACTCTCAAACGTTCCTTCAAGGAATAGCCAGCCGCGCTTCTCAGCGACTCTGCCTTGTAGCCGAAGGTAAGCCTCGAAGTCGATCTGTGATGCCTCGCAGACGATTATCCCAATCGGGGCTGTCATGGCGAGGGTTCGGTAGTCGTTGGCGGTCTTCGTGCGTATATAGAAGGGCTGTCCACCTTTGACGGTGGTCGTGATCTCGATTCTGCCGGGATCTACCGCTGTGGTGGCGAACTTAAGCATCCCGAGCTTGCCGAAGAAGTCGGCCATGTAGTCGAACTCGGCTTTTGTGCGAGCGTAGTCTGCGGCTACCAGCCACATCTCGTCACCGCCTGGATCGCGCCCTGCGGCTACTTCGGTGGCGATGTACTCCATGACCTTTACGCCGCCGTAATGAGCAGCGCAGTCGGACTTTCCCCAGCGTTCACCACCAGCTAGCAGTGTGAAGCGGGTCATGTTGTTGAACAGGAGGCACTGTGACTCTGTTGGAGTCCATCCAACGGTCTTCAGTACCCCGTCTGCGAACGGGTCGTTGAGGAGTTGCTCTGCGATAACCACGATTGCAAGTGTATCAAACGCAAAAAGTAAGCCCCGCCTCTCGATGTCAGGAGAGAAGCGGGGCTATTCCGTTTCGGAGATCCGCAATGGATGTCAGCGGTAAGGTGGGTTCGGTTTTGCAGCATTGTCGTCTGCGAGGAGGTAAACCCACACGAAACGGAAGCGACCGGGGGCCGCAAGATTAGTCTACCTTACGCCACGTCGCATTTCGCGAGCATCGCTTGCAGTCGCTTGCCGCCGTTCTTGCGTGCCCATGCTAGAGCAGCGGCGTAAGCCTGAAGGTGCTCGGTGGATATAACGACGGTGGCGTCTGTTGGCTCGCTCTGGCGGGCGTGCCAGTCGGCTATGACCTCAAGGCGTGTCATTCAAGCAACTTTTCCAACAGTTTTCCGACATTCATCCCGAACTCTTTAATCAGTTTATACGGCAGCACCAACGCCTCGTACTCTGCGTCTGAGAGCCATTCCAGCGTGCCGGAGGGCATACGGGCGACCCACGACGGGGCCAATATGTAGTCATGCGATTCAGGATTATCTTCCCAATGGGCATTGCCACCCAATTGCTGACCACACCGCTCTTCTGGGCCAACTCCTGCCACGATCTTGAAACACGGGCTATCAGGGCGTCGCGTTCGCCACACCGCTTCTGGCTCTGCTAGCCAGCGGCTTTCCGCTACCTGTATCAGCATCGTTCTCTCTCCTCCTGCTTTGCTGGGTGCCCCGTTTAGCGTCCGGGGCCACGACGCCGGAATGACCCGGTGGTGGGTGGCTATGGGGAGACCG